TTCTTCCGTGAGGGTTTCAAGGTCAAGGAGCGTGAACGTCAGGATATCCTGCGCGCCCAGAGTTCCAATGACCCCTATGTGGCCGCTGCGATTGCCCGTGTGTATGACGACGCCAACGAACTGATCGAGGGAGCGAACGTCGTTGCGGAGCGTGAGCGCATGCAGCTTCTGTTCCCCCTGAACGGCAATGCCGGCATCGCCATCAAGGCCAACGGCGTGGATTATACCTATAACTACGACCCGAACGGCACTTGGAAGTCCAACAACTACTTCGCCCTGACCGGCACCGCCACCTGGGACAACGCGGCGACCGCCGATCCCTTCAGCGATATCCAGACCGCGCAGGACGCCGTCAGCGCCCGTACCGGTGCCGACCTGAGGGTGGCCGTGATGAACAAGGCGACCTTCAAACTGCTCCGGACCAACAACGCGATCAAAGCGCGTTATCTGAGCACCAACGGCCTGAGCCTCGGCTACCTGACCGACGCTGAAATCATCGCGATCCTGAAGGACACCATCGGTCTGGACGGCATTGTCGTGTATGACAAGCAGTACCGCAACGAGGACAAGGTCGCGGCGAAGTTCGTTCCGGACAACTACGTGGCCCTGATTCCTGCCGGCGCGATTGGCGCGACCTGGTACGGCACCACTCCGGAAGAGGCTGACCTGATGGGCAAGAACGCCGCGCAGGTGGCTATCGTCAACACCGGTGTGGCCATCACCCAGATCGTCGATCCGCATCCGGTGAACATCAACACCTTCGCCTCCGAAATCGTCCTGCCCAGCTTCGAGCGCATGGATGACTTCGCGCTGATCAAGGTTGCCTGACGGACGGTGACCCGGGATGAAAATCAAAGCGGAACATTGGACCAACTATAACGGTACATGGTACAAACCGGGTCAGGAATACGAGACGGAAGCACAGCCCGCGGCGATGACTGCTGAACCGGAACCGGCCACCGAGCCGGAAAAGGAACAGAAGCCACGCCGCGGCAGAAAAACGAAGGCCGAATAAAAAGGACAGGAGGGAAGCGAAATGACAGATTCAGAGAAACAGAATCAGTTGCGGCTGATGACGGACAGTCACGACGGCGACGACGTTTTGCTTTTCTTCCTGACCCTGGCCAAGCGGAAAATGCTGAACCGCCTCTATCCGTTTGCGAAGGATACATCCTCCCTGGAGATTCCGGCGAGGTATGAGGGTCTGCAAATCGAGATCGCGGCTTTCATGCTGAACAAGCGCGGCGCGGAAGGCGAAGTACAGCACAACGAGAATGGCATCAGCCGGACCTACGGCACAGCAGACGTACCTGCTGCGCTTCTGGCAGAACTGACGCCGTTCTGTGCGCTGCCGGAGTGACGGATATGAAACTGTTGAAGCGCAACCTGAAAACGGTGGAATATCTGGCCTACCGCGGAAAGGAAGAAATCCTGTCAGACGGCAAGCACACCGGCCGCATGGAAGTGGTGTACGACGACCCGGTGGTCTTTGAAGGCAACCTGTCCGTGCCGAACACATATGCGTCACACCAGATGTTCGGCATCGACGTCAACTACACCCACGTCCTGATGCTGGAAGGTACAGACACCGGCATTGAGGAGGAGGGCCTGATCGTATACGGCGACGACAAGTACGAAATCAGGTCGGTCAGGGAGTCACTGAACGTGACGACCGTCGCCCTCCGAAAGCGGACGAAGAACAAGGCGTGATGACGCATGGCAAAGACGATTACGTTCTCGCTGGACAGTGCGTCCATCGGTCGAGCCATCAGTGAACTGAATAGTTTCATTGATGACGTCAGGCGGATGATGGGGGAACTTGTCAGACAACTGACGGAACAGGGCGTACAGATCGCGATGACAAACATCGCGTCGTTGGGAGCGGTTGACACCGGCGAACTTTCCGACAGCATGTGGGGATTCTACGATGAGGATTCCCACGTAGGCATTATCAGGTCCGGCGCGTACTATGCCGTGTTCGTGGAGTACGGCACCGGCATCATGGGAGAAAACATGAGCCATCCGGAAATGGAAGGCGAATGGATGCCGCCAGGTGGATGGACGTACGACCACAACAACCACGGAGAGAACGGCTGGTTCTACACCAGCGACAGGGACGGTAAACGCCACTGGACAAGAGGCCAGGTGAGCAGACCGTTCATGTACGAAACCTTCAAGGAACTCCAGAATCTGGCACCGTCTATTGCGGCAAAAATCTTTAACGCATAGCAAAGGGGGAATGGACATTGATCGACGTGGAAGAAGACGTATTCAACTACGTTTATCCGTATGTCGCCCCGTTATGCGCTGAAGGATGCTTCAATTCGGAGTTCGTGCCAAGCCCTGTGGGTCTTCCACACGCCACGCTGATCGAGATGGATAACTACACCGACCGTCAGTTGCGCGGCACGAAGGACACGGAAGAGTACGCGATCCTGACCTACGAGGCAAACGCCTACGCGAACAGCAAGCCGGAATGCCGGCAGGTGATGGACGCGCTTGACACCGCGATGACGACGCTCGGATTCACAAGGATTGAGAGCCGGTTCATTCCAAACCTTGACAACACCGTGCTGTACCGGATGGTTGCAAGGTATCGGGCCGGAGCAAACGCGGACAAGACCATATTCAGGCACGGCTGACAAGCCGTTACACATAATCCCGTGCCACGAGGCACAACAATCTTCAAAGAAAGGAATGATTGAAATGGCAGCTGCTACCACTCCTATCAGCACCTACCGTACCTACCTGATGTACAAGGCTTCCGCCAACGCTGAGTATACAAAGCTTTGCGACATCAAGTCTTTCCCGGACATGGGCGGCGAACCGGAGCGCATCGACGTGACCACGCTTTCCGACGGCCAGCGCAAATACATCCAGGGCGTGCAGGACATCTCTTCCAGCACCTTCAGCGCCAACTACATTGCCGCTGACCTTGCCAAGATCAATGCCCTGTCCGGCCAGCAGACCGAGTTTGCCCTGTGGTTCGGCGCGTCCGGCGCTCTGGGCAGCGAAGTGCCCACCGGTGAAAACGGCCAGTACACATGGACCGGCGATATCATGGCGTACGTCAACGGCGGCGACGTGAACAGCGCGATTGAAATGACCATCGTTACCTTCCCGTCCACCCCGTTCGTGCATTCGCTCCCCGGCGCTTCCGGCGCGACCGGCGAAACCTGATTTGATGGTCCAAAGGATCAATCAATAAAACACTGACAAAACGTTCAGGAGGGAAAAATTAGTATGTCTAAGAAACTGATTCTGACCGATAAGGAAGGAAACAAGTACATTCTTGAATTCAACCGTATCACCATCGACCGCATGCAGCGGAACGGCTTTGTGCTGGATACCGACAGACTTCAGATGTCCGCCACGGACCTGATTTCCGGTGCTTTCCGCATGCACCATCGCGGCATGGAATGGAAAGACATTGAACGGGTCTGGAAGGATCAGACGCATCGTGACGTCCTGCTGAAGAAACTGGTCGAGATGTTCTACGAACCCACGATTGACCTCATGGGGACCGACGAACAGAACGGTGAAGACGAAAACCCTACCTGGACGGAAGAGGCGTAACGCAGACGGATGATGCGGACAAGCCACGGAATGAGTCTGAACTCTATCACCGGGCTTTTCCGCATTATCTGGCGATGGGCATGACGTGGGAACAGTTCTGGGAACAAGACAGTTCCCTCGTCAAAGACTATCGTGAGGCGTACAGGCTGCGGCAAGAGGAAGCGAACTACACCGCGTGGCTGAACGGCCTGTATATCTATGAAGCGCTGTGCCTTGCTTCACCGCTGTTCCGAGCGTTCAGCAAGTCCGGTACAAGGGCGGGGGAATATCCGCAGAAACCGCACGAATTCGCCGTACCGAAGCGCATGACGGAGCAGGAGCGGAATGAGCAGAAGATGAGGGCCGGCATGGCGTACATGGAAAAGATGACCGCCCAGTTTAACAAGAGTTTCTTCCAGAAACAAAAAGCGAAGGAACTGGACGCACAAAAGCAACAAGCCAAGGAAGAAAAAAAGAAAACCGGAAACGGCGAAGTGGAAACCGGACAAGTAAATCCGGGTGCCCCGGACCGGAGTACGGACAGGAAAGGAGAGACCAAGGATGGCTGATACCCCTACACTGGAACTGCAAATCAGGGATAATTCCGAGAAGGCAATTCAGGGGCTGAAGCGCTTGGCCTCTTCTTTGAATGACCTGAAAACTGCTGTAAGCGGCGGTCTTGGGCTGACAAAGGTTGCAAACAG